TCATAGCAGCGACGCCTGCGGGGCTGCGGCGGCCAGGTTCACGCCCTTCGCGATCAGCAACTCGGCCGCCGGCGCGGCATGCTCGCCGCCGGCGACGGAGTAGGTCGTCTGGACAGCCTCGACGTCGGCCCAGCTGAAGAGCTCGCGGATCTCGGGACGATCGTTGATCGAGAGGATGAATCGCCCCTCGATCGACCGGAGCTTGTCGGCCATCCGCTGGAAGTCCCCGCGCGCGAACATGCCGGCACCGTAGTCGGCCTCGCCGCCCCAATACGGCGGGTCGAGGTAGAACAGCGTCCCCTCGCGATCGTAGCGGCCGATCAGATCCAGCCAGTCGAGGTTCTCGATCACGACGCCGGCGAGCCGCGCATGGAGCCGGCGCAGGCGTGGTTCGAGCCGGGCCAAGTCGAAGTTGTGGGGAGAGGCCGGGCTGACGCCGAAGTTCTGGCCGGCCACCTTGCCGCCGAAGGCGAGCGTCTGGAGATAGAGGAACCGGGCGGCACGCTCGATGTCGAGGAGATCGCAGTCGCGGACCTCTTTCAGCCGGTCGAACTCTGAGCGGATGGCCGGCCGCCAGCGGTACTCGCGGAAGAGCGCCTCGGGGAACCGCTGCAGCACCCTGAAGAGCGTGACGATGTCGCCGTTCAGGTCGTTGATGACCTCGACGGCCGGCCGCTGCGTTCGACGCAGGAAGACGCCGCCCATGCCGATGAACGGCTCCACGTAGGCGGCGTGGGGGGTGTCGGCCAGCACCGCGCAGATCCGCTTGGCGAGATTGCGCTTGCCGCCCAGCCAAGCCGCCGGCGGATCGCACGGCGTCACGGGGCGTTGATCGACAAAGAGAACAGAACGAGAACTTTTCATTGCGGGAAGGCCCTTGGCACGAGTAGGAGTCGGCCCCTCTCGCGAGAGCGGGGCGGCGACCGAGCCGAGCGGCCCGATCGGTCCAGTCGTGCGGGGACCTTCCCGCAGGTCGGCGCGTTGGCGCGCGCCGATCCCGCCTCGGACGTGAGACGGAATGGAGGAGAGGATGTCGGACAAACCCGGTTTGCCACTGACCGATGAGGAAAAGGCGGCCCTGATGGTCCGGATGGTCCGCGCCGCCCTTAACGCCGACACGGCTGACGGGCGCGCCGGCCTCGGCGCCGTACTGCGCGAGTTGAAGGAGGCAGACCCGGAGGCCGTCCAGCGACTGGCCGACCGGTTGCAGCTGCGCCGGGTTGGCCCAGGTCGATCGACCGCGCACTAACCCATGGGCGCGCGCGACCCTGACCTCCTATGTCCGCCGCCTAGCCCCCTGACGGCGCTGACCGTCGCAGAGATGCACTCGCTGCGCTGGATCATCACGGCGGATTGCCGCGCCTGCCGGACCCGCGTTCACGTCGACCTCAGCGCGGTTCGGCGCGTCATGGGCGATGACTATGTGCTGTGGGGCAAGACGTCCCGCTGCAAGGTGTGGGTCCGCTGGACGCTCGATCGGCGTTGCGAGGGAAAGGTGACCTTCCTCGCTCAGTCCAGCCAGACCGGCACCGAGGTTCCTCTGCGGATGTCCGGCAGGGTTCGCGACGCGATCAATGTCCGGAGCCAGGCTGACGCCTATCGGCGCTAAGCCTCGCCGGGGGCCTCTTCCGCGACCCAGTCGGACTCATCGACCACGCCCTTCAGCAAAGCCGCGTGCTTCTCGTGCAGATATTTCAGCGCTTCGCCTTCGCTGGCCGAGTGCTCTAGCCGCTGCTGGAAGAACTGCAGCCGAGCGCGGTTCTCCTCGATGATCTCACCCCACGTCTTGATCGCCACGGTCGATCGCGCGTTTCTCGAAATCAGGCGGCGGTCCTTGTCTGGCCCGCCTTCGATCTCGCCCCGTGCGTAATCGTCCAGAGCATTGGAGACGACGATGAAGTGCCAGCGCACGCCGGCGACAGTCTGGAAGCGTTCGTCGCTCGTGACGGCGAGCTGATACTTCTTCGTCTGGACGATCTCGTCGGCGCCGATCTTCACCTTGGGTGCCTTCAGCTCGACAATCAGGTGTTCAATGTCGTCGGCCCGGTGTCTGCGAGAGGTGCGGGAAAACATCAGATCCACGATCGCGGTCTGCTGCCCGTAGACCTTCACCGGCTCCTCGATCGAGATACTTGGATCAAGGTGGTCGCGGTGCTTTTCGAGCACCTTCTTCAAGCCCTTGTCGCTAACCCAGAGATGATACTCCTCGCCGAACACCCATGTGTTCTCGGCGAGGATGCGGTGCAGTTGCGTCCGCTCCTTCAAGCGGCCTTTCGTCTCGGGATCGAAGACGATGCTCTCGAGCGCGTCGATGAACTTGAGGCGGTCGGCGACGGTCTTGGCGGCAGTGATGATCGCCGACAGGGTGGTCTCCTGCAGCAGCGCGACCAGCTCCTTTTGCTTATTCACCGGCAGATCCAGCACCTCGCGTAGGATGATCTGCAGCTCCTCTGGCCCACGCTCGAGCGCGTTCCTGAGCATCCGGAGATGAAGCGCCTTGCCCTTCTTACTGCCGCCGCCGATCTCCGGCGCGATCCGCTGGACCTGGGCGGCGACGATCTCAAAGACCTGCCGTTCCGCCTTCTCGACAGTCGTAACCGGCTCGCCTTTGAACGGATAAACCTCCTCAGCCTTCCATTCGTCGACGATCGACTTGGCTTCCTCCGCCGCGCGCTCTCGAAAGTACCGCTTGATGGCCTCGCGGGAGTGATCGACGGCCTCGGCAAGCTGCGCATCGAGCTCGGCCAGGCCGAGCAGACCTTTCTCCTGAAGCCGGCCGATGTAATCAGAGCGCAGGTAGGCCGAGAATGCGAAGCCCGGGACGTGGAAACGGGTCTCAGCGGTGTCCAGCGGGAACCCGTCTGCCGAGCACAGGTAAAGAGTCCGTTTGGTCGCCGATTTCCATTCGATGATCTGAAGCGATGCGGCATGCGAACCGTCGCTCGTGACAATCGGATCGAGTTCGATCGTCACGGGCTCGCCGACCATCGCCGTCGCGGGATCAACGCGGCGCCCGGCCACCTCGATTTGCACGTTCGGATAGTTCGACAGGTACAGGGCGAAGGTCTCAGCCATATCTTGGAGACCCTCCTCTGTTTCGAACACGCGGAAATCGTGATGGACGTCACGGACTTCGACCGTCACTCCCGTCGCCGGCGTTTCCGATGGTCTTTGCGGGCTGACAGCCACATCCGTCAGATTGTTAGAGAGGAGCGACACCTCGAACGACGAGACGACCCCGGCGTCATCGTGGCTGACATGCCAGGTCACGGACCGGCCGAGCGCGAAGGCCTTGTAGCGACCCTTGCCCTCCTGCCCGTGTATCTGCCGTCCGCTGGGCGTCTGCCGGGTCAGACGCTTCCACGAACCGCCAAGGTTCTTGAATAGACCCTTGGCGTCCGACCGAGGGAAACCCCGGCCGTTGTCGTGAACCATGATCTTCGAAAGGCCGCCGGCTAGGTCACCATACTCCAGCTCGACGGAGATCCGAGTGGCGTCGGCGTCCAGTCCGTTCCAGATGAGCTCGGACAGCGCGGGGATGGGCTTGGCGCGCGTCTGCTTGTCGACGAAGTCGGGCTGCACCTCGACGTGAAAATGTTCTGTGTCGTCGACCATCTGTCCTCGCGCCCGCATAGAGCAGGCAGCCGAGCCCCCTGACAACCCCGGGTCACAATCAGCCTATCGAACCGGCGGGCAGTCCAGCCCCGCCGCCCCGTTGTCGGCCGCCCAGCGGCACAGCCGGCCGACCGCCGCCCAGCCGCGTTCGCCCCACGCCTCGACAGCGTTGTCGTGAGCCTCGAGCGCGGCCTCGCTCTCGATCGCGGCCGGATCGAGCCGGGGCTTCGGCTCAACCCGCAGATCGGCAGACGGCGGGTAGATCGGCGTCACGGGTCCCCTGCTGGCGCAGCTGGACGCAAGCGCGAGCGACCCGGCGAGGGCTAGGCGCAGCATCAGGGAAGGTTGCAGTCGCATCGGCGCGTTCCTTTTCACGGCTGGCGGCGGATTGGGTGTCGGAGAGGCGGGCGTCGGCGGCCTTGTCGCGCGCCACCTGATCGCGCTGCAGCGCCCCGACGTCGGCCCGGCGGGCCTCCTCGGCCTCGCGCTCGCCGCGCCGGCCGTCGTAACTGCACCACGCCAGCAGAACGATCAGCGCGATCAGGATGCCGACCACAGCCCAGCCGGCCCAGCTGAGATCTCGAAGCGGGTTCGGCATGGCTCAGGCCTCGTTCGTGGTGATCGGCGCGCCCGAGGGCTTCAGCCGGATGATCTGGACAGGTGGCAGGACCGGCCCCTTGGGCCAGCGCATGCCGCCCTCGGCCAGCCTGTTCTTGGCGATGCGCGTGACGCTGACGCTGTTGGACTGATTGCCGCCCAGGATGTGGAAGTGCGTGTCGTCCTCGCCGAGATAGAGGCCGACATGGCCGCCGCCGGCGCGCGTGAAGACCATGATGCAGCCGAGGCGCGGTCCCACCAGCTCGCGGCCCCACGCGCCGGCGCGGCCCCACGATGCGGCTCGCACGGCGATCGCCGGCGTCGACAGCCCGCAGCGCATCATGAGCCAGGCCATGAAGGTGCCGCACCACGGCGTCTCGTCATCGTTGACCTTGATGCCCAGCACCTTCGCGCCGAGCTCCTGAATCCACCCCATGATGACGGGACTGTGCTTCGCGCCGACGATCTCCCGCACGCCAAGCTGGGCGCGCGCGAGCGTCAGCCATGCCGGTTCGGCCATGGCGATCTCCTCGATGTGTCGGAAAGCGGCGGACGACCCGCCAGAAACTTGCGGGCGACCTACGCCGCCGGCGAACCCGGTTTGCCCGCTCCTGGCTGATACGGGTCCGGCTGGGCCGCGAGATCTCGGAAGACCTGCGGGATGGCCGCCTCGATCGTCGGCGGGATCGCCGCGACGGCCGCGTCGACCTTGGCGGCGTCCTCGGCGTCCTGCAGCGCGGCGCGGCGGCGCACGGCCTCTCGCCAGTTATGGCCGATCATGCTGATCAGGATGACCGTGGAGGCGAAGGTGCTGGCCGCCACGATGCTGGCCGGCCCTAGCGCCGGCGGCTGGCGCGTGATGACCAGCTCGAAGGCGTAGAGGGTGAAGGCCAAGGCGGCGCCGTCCATGCCGATGATTATCGGCCAGTTGCCGTTGTAGGTCGGCCGGGGCGACTCCGGATGCGGGTCGAGGCTCTTTCGGAGCATCTCGGCCCGCAGGAAGACGGTGAAGGCCGTCCAGACGCAGCCGATGATCGTGAGGGTCAGCAGGATCATGAGGGGCCTCCCGCGCCGCCGGCGGGGAAGGCCTTGTTCAGCGCGTCGCGGACCGCCGTGGCGATCCAGTTGAGCAGATACTTTGGCTGGGCCAGAGCTTGAACCGTGGCGATGACGCCCGGCGCAACCCGCCACGCGAAGACGCCGATCGCATAGGCCAACCAGAGCAGGTCGGCCGACTCGCTTCCCGGGAACATCCGGGCGATCTGCGTCGTCAGATAGAAGGCGGCGCCCGGGGCGACGATCACGGCCGTGAGCCCCTCAACGCCGGCCTTCAGCACCTTGTGACGCGACGGCCGTTCCTCGGCGAAGGCCTGCCCGACGAAGTGGATCAGGGCCATCGTCAGGCCGCCCACGGCGCCGGCGACCGGGTAGGTTCGGAACACCTCGGCCGCCGCCGCCGCCGTCGCGGAGGGAGAGGCGTCGGCGCGAGCGACCAACGCCACCCCGTTCAGGATGAAGCCGACTGACAGCCCGTAGGCCATCTCCCTCGTCTCCCTTGATCGGAGCCAGGCTCGAAACGCATACATGCTGGACTCCAGAAGGGACGGTGTCAGTTTGGTCGACGGGGCCGGGCCGACCATCGTCAGGGGGCGACCGTGAGGTCTCCGCCGATCGCATTGACCGGCAAGGGGTTCAGGCGAAGCTGAAGGGCCGCGCGTCGATTGCGGATCGTCGCCACGCGCTGGCTGATGTCGCTGACGATCAGCTGAAGTTCTGTCCGAACCACGCCGGGAAGAAGCTGCTCAGCCTGGTCCCCAATGGCAGTGAGAAACGCGGCGGTCGATTCTCCCGTCAGGACCGCCAGCACCTCCTCGGTGCGCGCGAGTTCATAGGCTGCTTGCGTTCGCAAAGCCTCCGCTTCAGCGGATGCCGCCGCTTGGGCTTGCTCGAAGGTCGGGGCGGGCGGGGCTTCATCCGTCATAGTCGGTCTCCTGATCTGGACGGGTTGGGAAAGGGGTGCTGACGCCGTTCTTCGCGTCGGTGACGACAGATCGGACCTGATCGCGATAGGTGATCCAGCGGCTGACGCGATCCTGTCCGAGGCGATGCAATGCGCTCGGCAGTTCGGCGAAGTCGGACAGCGCAAGGAGCCGGTCCCGTTCAGCCCGAAGACCGACCATGTCTTCATCAGTCGGCCAAGGCCTCGCGCGCTCAGCGGCCTCCAGCTCTTCGCGGTCCTTAGCCGACACACAGACACCGCAGGCGAACTGGCCGGGGATATCTTCGTAGGCGCGAACGTCTACGAGGTCCGACGATGCGGTGACCCGACCGCAACGGCAGAAATAAAGACCCAGATCCACCTCGCCGGACGCAGCGAGGTGTTCTGACAGTCGCAGGCGAGCTCCCATGCCTACGCTCCGTTCTTCGGGTAGACGGTGACGCTGATTTGCTCACCGTTCGGGCAGGCCGAGCGCGTCGCGCCGGCGGAAGCCGTCTGATAGGTCGCGGTCGCTGCGCCGAGGTAGGAACCCGCGTGGCTCTCGTACTCCAGCCCGATAGCGAGGTGGGTGATGTTGGAGCCGATGGTGCCACTCCACGGCGCGCTAAAGCTCGCCTGGTAGACACCGGACGGGTCGTTGAAACGCCACGGCCCATCGACCAATAGGGTGTCGATCTTCGCCCAGGTGGAACCATTGAAGGCGAAGATCGCGAGCTGGACGTAGCCGTTGGAGTACTTGTCGTAGTCCTCGATCGGTCGCTCGATCGGCTCGAACCCGCCCCCGCCGCCGTAGTTGTTATTGACCCACTCATATTCGACCACGCCGGTCGCGTTGATCGTGACGTTCCCGTCCTTCACCGGCGTGACGATGCCGCTGTAGATGACGGACTGCGCGCCTATCGTCCCCGCGAGGTTCAGCGGCGTGGATTGATTGGTCGGAGCACCGGGCGTCGTGATCTTGAAGCGCGGCATAAAGCCCGTTGGGGACTGGTTGTCGGCCGTAGGCGAGTAGGTCTCGCCGGCATTCAGCGGAACCGGGCAGGGACCGAACACCAGTGTCGGGTTCAGGCCGAGGTCATATCCGTAGTTCTTCGCCACCCCGTCCGTGGCCGTCGTGCTGAACGGTTGGACCGCTACACGCAGGTTCGCGGAGCCTACCGTCAGCGACGTTCCGATGGCGAGGCGGTCCACGAAGGCGGCATTCATGCGAACGCCGCCATTCCGGACCTCGAAGGGCGCGCGGCCGGTGGCCGCCACGCTGTCCCAGACCCGGAAGACGTCGGCGAGGAAGTCGATCGAGCTATAGTTCTGATCGGTCCCGTCGACCGCGTGGAAGCGCATACCGGCGACCCGACCTCCCGCCTGAACAGTCAGCCCCGCCGTGCCCTCTACACGCCCGTCCAGAGCTGCCAGCGCGGCGACCGTCTGAGTGACGCTGGACCGGAGCCGCAGCGTTTCTTTGCTATCGAGATAGGCCGAGGGGTTGGCAGCGTACTCGGCCTTTGCTCGACGGAACCCGATGATGCCCGAGTTCGGATCGGCGGCCGGGAAGTAACCGCTGAACGCGACCAACACGGAGGTCGCACCCGCCAACTCTGCTGGCGACATGGTGACGGACATCCGCTTCCACTGTCCCGTGACGTCGAGCGCCGTGACCTTGGCCTGAATGAAACCGCCGGGGCCAAAGGTGGCGATGGACACCCGCCCATCCCATGGCGCCGCACCAGCGCGATACATGTCCATGGAGGCCGTCAGGCCGCCCGCGCTCTGCGCGACGCCCAAATCGAAGCCGGAGATGAACTGGTAGAGGTTCAGGTTCTTCGCCGCGCCCGCGTCTGGCCGCCAGTAGCGGAACAGGAAGTCAGGGCCTTGGCCGTCGTCATAGGTCCAGATCGACTGCGGGAAGTCGGTGAACCAGTCGCCGGTCTGGACGCCGTCAACGCCGGACGGGTTCTTCAGCAGGTTTGGCCGGACATCCGACCCCGCCTCAACCTTCAGCACACGCCCGGCCAGCGCCTCAGTCGCACCAGCTGCAACGGCCGACACGTCGGACAGCTTTGCGCTCAGATCACCGAAGCCGCCGCGCGCCTTCTGGAGCTCGACCTCGGCAGCCGTCGCCGGACGCAGAACAACCTTGTGCCAGTCGATGGACCCCGCGTTGCCGTTCAGGCCAAAGGGCGCAAACCCGTTCCAGTTCGACAGCGCCCAGATCCGGGCGCGAGCGATGTTGGTCAGGGTGTCCGAGCCGGCCTGAACAAGCCAGGCATAATTGGTGCGGCGGCCGAGCTGATGGTTGGTCTCGCCGTTGACGTCCGGTCCCGAGAACCTGCAGCCCGTGCCGGTCCAGATGCTCGTGGCGTCAGACGACTCCTTGAAGTCGTAATAGACGCCGGATTGGGACCACGGCGCGACACCGCTGCTGAACGTGACCTCAGCCTCGATCACATACCACTTGCCGCCCTTACACGACTGATCGGGCAGCAGCTGCGTGATCCCGCCGCTGTTGGCGTTCGGCACGATATTGCCGCGCCACGAAAAGCCGCCCTCAGGCCCCGGGACGCGGATGCCGTCGTTTCCCATCCAGAACGACCAGCCTGCGGGGGGCTGGTCGGCGTTCAGGCCGGTCCAGTCGTCAAAGCCGGGATTGACGTTGAGAGACGCCGTGTTGACGCTCGCTGCCAGCGCAGCCGCCAGCGCTGCGGACGAGGCGGAGTTGCCTGCCTGATCCCGGTAGGTCTGGGCCGTGGCCGAACTGGCGGCCGAAGCCTGCGCCTGGGTCAGCGCGTTCCGGCTTTCAGTGACGTCGTCGACCCGCATCGAGTGCAGCTGATAGATGCCGCCCGCCGTCGTCGGAGTGCGGAACAGGGGGCGGAGGAACACATCTCCGGCCGCGAGCATCGGGTTCGTGTCGAACTCGAAAGGCAGGTCGACCCAAGTGTTCAGCGCGGGCGCTGGCAGATACGACGAGGAGCCGTAAGCCGTTCCGGGCGAGTGGTCGCCCTTCAGCGTCGTGTTGTAGAGGATGACCTCGGTGACAGGCCCAGCGATCTGACGATAGCGCGCCGTGACCTTCAGGCGACGGTTCGGCTGCAGGCGATAGGCGCCGTCAGGTGCGATATCAACGCTGGCGCCCGCGCCAGTTTGGACCACCTTCCCGATTCCAGCGACAATCGGGAAGGAGAAGTTGGCGTTCGCGACGAGCGGAGCCGTGCCCGGCTCGCCGTACCACTGATCACGCCAGTAGGTCCCGTCCTGATCGAACGTCGAGGGCAGCAGGGCCACCACGGTCTGGCGCGCCGCGACGGCAGCAGCCTGAGAAGAGCTGGAAAAGCCAGCCGCCTCATCACGTTTCGTAGCGGCGATGTCGGCCGCGCCGTCTGCATTGGTTGCCGCGAGTTCAGCGGCCTCTTTCGCGGCCTCCACCGCAGCGACCACGGCCGGGATGCCGGCGAAGTCGCTTGCGAGAGCGTCCAGACTATCGAGCACGTCCTGGGCGGCCCGGGAGCCGAGCGCGTTGGCGTCATCAGCGACCAGCGCGGGAGCCGTAAACGGACCCATGACCCGGCGCACAGAGTAGTTCTGGCCCCGGATATTCATCACCGAGACGTAGTAGACTTGCCCCGGCTGGATGCCCGTGAGCGGTACGCGCTCAGCCGTGGGTGGACCGAGATAGGCTTGCGTCCATGGCCCCTCTGGCCCCGGCCCCCACTCGACCAGCAGAGCTGTGGCGGTGGCGTTGTCGACCTCGCCCACGACGTCGAAGCCGGGGATCTGCGCCCCGCCATCCGAGGGCGGGCGCGGCACTACGGTCCACTCGGTTTCCCCCGGCGGCGAGACGTAGCGCGGATCGACCGGCTCGAGCTCGGCCGGCACCGGCGGCTCCTGCGACTGGCCCAGCGCGAACGGGTACTTCGCGTCCGTCTCGCTGACGAACGACACGGCCACGATCTTCGTCGAGGGGTCGAATTCGGTGCTTAGGCACAGGCACTTCAGCCCATTCAGGACAAAGCCCGGTTCGGTGATGGTGAAGGCGTCGCCCGGCTTGATCTTCTGAAGGTGCGGCTTCAGCGGGATGACGCCGGCGATGCCCTCGCGCGTGTTCGCGATCTGCAGCGCGGCCAGCTGTGCGCCCTGCGTCGCTTTGTCAACGTAGGTGTAATCGATCCCGCGCGGGCGAACGCCGCCGTCCTGATCGCGATAGGCCTGTGCGGACACCTCGGCGATGGCCGTCATCTGCCAGCGGTGCGCTTCGCTCATGATGCGCGGGCGGATCGTATTGATACGATCGATGCGGCTGGCGGCCGTGTCGATCTCCAGCGGCCCGGCCGTGTCGGCCGCGCTGATCGTGACGATCGACGTCCGGGGCGCCGCGCGCTGGATGCACGAGATCTTGCCGGCGCGCATGGCGAAGGTCGCGCCGCCCGCCTGCAGGAAGGACTCGAGCACCGCGAACTTGTCGTCGTCGGTCGTCGGATAGGCGCTGACGGTCCAGTCGTTGGCGTCGCAGATGTTCTCGAGGTTCACGAAGGCCGCGACATCGATGCCGGACAGCTTCGCCCCGATCCCGCCGACCTGATGATCGGTCGCCGAGCCGTGCGCCGGCGCCCCCTTCAGCGTCGGGCCTTCCCACAGGCCCAGCGACCACTTCAGGCCCCACAGCCCCGGCCGGCGCAGATAGACCCAGGTCGCCGGGTTATCGAGGCGGCAGGGGCCGTCTCCACCGGGCCAGGTGCTATCGAGGCGCGGGTCCCAGCCTTTGAGGCCGCGCAGGGTGATCAGCGGCTTGATCTCGCCCGTAGGGAACGCCGTTCCCTTCGAGTTTTCGCCCATGACCACCATATAGGCGGCCTTGCCGGAGAGCTTGTGCTGCGCCCCCCAGCCCGGGAGCGTGGCGTTGCTCTTCAGCCCGGGCGGCGAGGCGACCGCGACGTCGGGCTGATAGCCCATCGTCCGGCGATACCAGAGCTCGCCGGCGTACTGGCTGCTGGTCGCCTTGCCGTTGCCGTCGAAGTTGACCCACTCGTCATCGGCCTTGAACGACTCGTAGCCATCGATCGGCCCGGCGCCGGACAGGACGGCCGGGACGCCGAGATACATCAGGTCCGGCCCGAAGGTGGCGCGGTGGACGACCGAGCCGGCCACGCCGATCCGGCCGGCGGCGAAGGGGATGGGGCCGTCAGGGCTGAGCGTCCATTCCGCCGTGCGACCGGCGGCGCCGACCTGCGGCTGCAGCGCCGACATCACCGCGCTGATCGCCACGTTCATGGCGATGTTGGTGGCGATCGAGGTCAGGGTCGCGCCCGCCGTGGCGGCAGCGGTCGTCGCCGCCGCAGCCGGTGCCGCAGCGGCGACCGCCGTGGCGGCGGCCGGGAGGAGGAACGGCATCAGGTTCTCCAGGCAGCGACGAAGAGGTGCGGGATCATCGGCTCGATCAGCCCGCTGGCCGGGTTACAGCCGAGGACGCGGCCGTTATCGAGCGCGACCGTCAGCGAGCAGCCGAAGCCGTCGCCTTCAGGGCTGGGCATGGCGATGATGTCGCCGGGCAGGGCCGCCGCCGGCGGGATGCGCGGCAGACCCGTGGCGTCCATCAGCGCGGCCAGGTCGGCAAACCCGGTTTGTCGGATGTAGCGGACGGCGGCCGGCCAACTCTTGCCCTTCGCCTTGTTGAGCAAGGCGGCGGAATGGCCGCGAAGGTGCAGCGCGTGGGCGCTAAGCCGGCCGCAGTCGCGCTTGCCGGGCTCGACCGGCCGGAAGGCGAAGCGATCCATGCAGGCCTGCGTCGCCGCAGCCCGCTTGAGCATCTCGGACATTCGGAAACTACCCCCCGAAGATCGGGCTGAGCACCTTGAACAGGCGCTTGAAGAGGCCGGGGTTCTCGGGACGCTTGCGCCACTCGACCTTGCGGGTGACGCCGTCGACGTAGACGAGGCCCAGCTCACCGGGCCAGATCCGCGAGTGGAAGGCGTGGTTCAGCCGCCAGTCCGCGTTCGGCTCGAGCATCCGCTCGCCCTGCGTCCCGCATTCCAGCGTCAGCCCCCACGACTCCCCGACCCTAAACCTCGGCTTGTCGAGCTCGCCGTCGAACTTCAGCAGCGGCTCGCCGATCAGTCCGCCCGTGGCGCGATCGATAACCGCTTCCCACCACTGGACCCGGACACCCTGCAGCGAGGGCGAAGCCAAGGCCGCGACCGCGACGTCGGAAGGCGGCAGGATCTGGACCTCGACGCGCGTGGTTTGCTCGGCCGCGCCATCCTTGATCGACGGCAGGGAGCCGAGGACGCCATAGGTCGGGTGTCGCGCGAAGTAGGTCTCCGGCCCCTCGCCCTCGCCGGCGTCGAACACCGCGAAACCGCCGTCCGTCAGGCAGAGGGGAACGCCCGGCAGATCGAGCCGCACGAGCGACGCAGTGACCGGTCCAATCTGGCGGTAGCCAGCCTCAAGCGCGGCATCCATCACTCGCGCTCCCGCAGGGTGAACTCGACCACGACCTGCTTGTCAGGCCCGACCGAGATCTCGCGGACGTCGCGCGGCATCCCCTCGATCATCGGCTTCTCGAGCTCGACGACGTCATTGTCGTTCGGTGGACGGCGCAGCATCTCCTGCAGGTCGATCAGCGCCGCGCCCTCGGCCGTGGCGACGGTGTCGTCATCGGCCCGGTAGAGGAACCGCTGGCCGGACGAGATCACGGACAGGAACCACCCCGCGCCGATCGGCTGACCCGGGATCAGGCCATCGATCAGCAGCTGCGAGCCGGCCTGCCCTGCGCCCTTCACGCGCGGACCGGGCTGGGCCGGGATCGAAACGCCGGGCTGATGGACCTCCATCACGTAGGTCCGACCCTTCCGGTTCAACACCGACCATTTGGCCGCGTCGGCGTAGTCCTGCGCCGGCAGGGTGAAGGTCAGAGCGTAGCGCTCGCCCTTGCGGTCCATCTCGGCGTCGGCGCCGCCGAAGGCGGGCGTCAGGGTGTTGGCCGCCGACACCTTGGCGATGCTCATGTTCGCCGGCGGCGGCTCGCTCGGCAGGATGCGCGGCGCCATCAGCGGCGGCCCAGGGTATAGCGATCAGTCTTGGCCAGGTCGCGCGGCACCGCCTCGCGCGCGCCCATGACGGCGGCGCCGCCCGAGGCCGACGCCATGCTCTCCATCTGCGAGACCAGATCGGCCGTGGTCACCGCGCCGCGCAGGTCGAAGAAGAGCTTGCGCGAACCGCCGCCCATGTCCTGACCCGGCGTGTAGATGTCGACCTGCTCGCCCGGCGACTTCCAGAACGACACGAGCTGGCTGTCGATCCCGCCCGATCCGCCCGGCAGGATGCTCCCGCCATTGGCGAAGCCCGGCAGCTTGCCGAGCGCCGACGTCAGGATCGCACCGATGTTGCCGAAGCCGCCGCCCGACTTCATGCCCGAGCCGCTAAGGCCAAGCCAATCGAAGAGCTGGCGGCCGAGGCCTTGCATGCTCTCGCGCATGGCGTCGCCGAAGACGATCTGCAGCACCGAGGCCCAGTCGCCGCGCAGGGCCGCATCCAGCCCATCCGCGAACGCGGCGGCGAAGTCGTCGCGCATGGCTTGGATGCGCTCGCGCACCCGATCGACGCCGAGAGCTTCGTTCAGATCCTCGATCGCGGTCAGCGGTTCGATCTCAATGCGCGGGATAGGGTCGAGGCGCTCAGTGCGATCTTCGTCGTAGCGAGCCGTCCGACGACGGACCATCTCGTCGTACTGGGCTTGGTTCCAACCGCCCTTCTTCAGGTACTCGTCGTACTCCTTCATGTCGCGCCGGAAGCTGATCTCAGCGCGCTCCTGATCTGTCATCAGCAATTCCAGCGCGGCACTCGCGCGACGCTGGAGATCCTCGAAGGCCTGAGCGGCGGTCTCCGTAGCCCGGCGCGCCGGCGTGACCATCCGGTCATCCAGCTGGGCCATCCACTGGCCGACCTCGGTGACCATATCCGGGATATAGGAGTGGCCGACGACGGCGTCGTAGAGCTGGAAGAAGGCGTCCCCGACCGCCCGGACCCGGCCGATGACCCAGTTGAACACGTCGCCCAGCTTGCCGAGCAGCCATTGGCGAACGCCCTCGTAGAGCTTCCGCATGCTGTCCACCGCGCCGGGCCAGAAGGCGTCGATCACCCGGCCGAGCGTCTGGACCACGGTGACCACAAGGTTCTGAATCCCGCGCCACGCGCCGGAGAAGTCGCCGGTCAGCAGGTCGCCCAAAATCGAGAAGGCGTGACCGATGGACTGCAGCGCGCCGTCCACCAGCCGGACCGCCGCCGTGAGAATGCGGATCAGCGAGGTGCCGAGCAGATCGGTGAGCAGCGCCGCGAACTTCGACATCGCGCCGCCGATCGGGCCGTCAAAGAACTCCATCCACGCGCCGGCCATGCCGCTGACCAGCTCGCCGACCGTGGCGAACAGATCGCCCAGCGCCGGACCCAGAGTGTCCTGCATGGTCGCCCAGAGCTTCTGCAGCACCGGTTCGACGTCGTCGCGGAAAAGCAGGAAGGCGGCGACGGCCGCGCCCACGGCGGCGGCGACCGGCAGGATGAACGGCACGATCGCGCCGATGGCCGGGCCGATCGAGGCGAGGATGCCGCCGGCGCCGAACGCGGCGACCAGAGAGCCCCACGCGCTGACCATGGCGCCGACCGCGATCAGCACGGGACCGATCGCGGCGGCGACGCCGGCCATGACCAGTCCGATCCGCACGAGGACCGGGTCGGCCTCGGCCAGCTTTTCCAGCAGTCCGGTGAACGCCTGCACGAGACCGGTCATCATGTTCAGGAAGCCGCTCTCCCCGATGACGATCGCCAGCTCCTCGAACGCGCCACCCATCTGCTCAAGCTGGCCGTTGAAGCCCTGCATCCGCTTGGCCGCCTGCTCGGCGGCGTCGGTGTCGGCGATCTTCGCCGAGATCCTGTCCAGACCGGCGGCGCCCTGATCCATCAAGGCGATGGCGGTCCGCATGGCGTCGGTGCCGAAGATCTCCGTCAGGTAGGACGTCTTCGCCTGATCGCTCAGGCCCGACAGCGTGTCCTGCAGCTGCTGCGCGATCTCCCGCATCGGCCGGAGATTGCCCTCGGCGTCATGGAAGCTCAGGCCGAGTTCGGCGATGGCCGTGGCGGCGCCCTCGGTCGTCGGCACGAGCCGCTGAAGGAAGGTCTTGAAGGACGTGCCGGCGTCGGAGCCGGACGAGAACAGCGGACTCGTGCCGGCCAGCACGGCGTTGAAGTCGGCGAAGGTGACGCCGAGGTTCGCGGCCACGCCGCCGGCCTGCCCCATGGCCAGCTGGAAGTCGTCGAAGTCCAGCTTCGACTCGTTGACCGCGCCGGTGATCTGGTTGACCAGCCGGGGCAGATCGCCGACCTGCAGCTTGAACTGCGCCATGCTGTCGGTGATCGCAGCGGCGGCCGGGTCCAGCTCGGTGCCGGCGGCGGCGGCCAGGTCCACCGCAGCGCGCGCCGCGCCGTTCAGGATGTCCTCGACCGACACGCCGGCCTTGGCCAGCATGTCCATCGCGTCCGCCGCCGTGCTGGCGCTGAAGACCGTCTCGCGACCGATCTCTCGCGCCAGATCCGACAGCTCCTTCAGCTTCTCACCGGTCACGCCGGTCGAGATGCCGACGCGGCCCATCGCCGTCTCGAAGTCGGCCGCCGTCTTCGTCACGGCCACGCCGAGTCCGATGACGGGCAGGGTGATGGCCGCGCTCAGGTTCTTGCCGATGTCGCCGATCTGACGGCCGACCCGCTCGAACTGTCGGCCGGCCTTGGCCAGCTCCTTCTGCGCGGCCGTCAGGCCATCCTCGAACGCGGCTGAATCCAGCCCGAGGACGACCTTTAGACTGCCGATCACGGCGTCAGCCATCTACCACCCCCATTGTTCAGGTCTCGGCGGCCCGCGCGCGCATGGCGGCGAAGACGCTCTTCATCTGTTCGGCGGATTGCACGGCCGCGTGGACCTTGCCGCCGATCAGCTCTTCCAGTTTCGGCATGCGCTTCACGCGGCCCAGCGCGGCGGTGTGCCACGCGATCCACGCTCCCTGCCGGTGCTCGCGATCGAGCCGCTCGCTGTGCGCCTGAAGCGCCAGACGAAGCGTTCGAGGGGTCAGTCGCCAGAAGGCCTCGACCGACCCGCCCGTGCGCAGCCAAGCCGACAGGACTTCATCCCAGTCCCATCGCTTGGCGGGGCCGTCTAAGGGCGGTCGGCTCCCTCGCCCCCCTCGGCTTTCGGGAAGGCGCGCTTCATGCCCTCGCCGATCAGCTTGCCTGCGTCCCCAATGCCGTAGGCCTGGGCGATCCGGCCGGCTTCCTTGAGTGACAGGCCCGGGTGATGCTCCTGCAGCCCGGCCCAGAAGATGGCGCGGACCGTCTTGAACGACTTCACCTTGACGCCGCCCTCCATGATGCCGGGGACGTGCTCCTCGGCCTCGCACAGGGCGTTCAGGTCGAGCTGGAAGGTGTAATCCTTCCCCTCGACGCTGAACGCCACTTCCCCGTTCACGCTGTTGGCCATGGTTACGCGGCCTCGGTGTAAACGGGCAGGCCCGAGATCTTCATCGGCAGCGAGAAACGCCGCACGCTGTCGACCTCGATCGGCTCCGACGGCTTGCCGGTGACGATGGCGAAGTAATCCTCGGTGCCGCCGTCCGGATAGTCGATGCGGAACTCCTGCGTCTCGTCCTCGAGGAACAGGGCCGAGGCCTTCGCGTAGGCGGCGTCCGTGAAGTTGAACATCACCGTCGACTCGCCGCCGTCGCGGAGCGTCCCCTTGAATTCCCGAGTGCCGTTCGGCGACTTCAGGTGAGTGACGTCCGTGGTTTCCCGGGTCGGGTTCGGCGGGGTGATCGACACCGCTTCGCCCACTTCGGTGAAGACCTTGGGCGTGACGCCGGGCGCCGACGTGCGGTGCGAGAACGTGGACCCAAGGCCGATGGTGGCCTGCGATTCAGCCATGGCAGTCTCCTATGCAGGGCTGGTGACGACCCGGATGTCATGCCGGGTCCGGAAAAGGATGTTGGGCGCGTCGCCGAACCGGCCGCGCTCAGTGTCGATGTGGATGGAGCCGTGGAACTTCACGCCTTCGACGACCTGGCCTATGGCGGGCAAGGCGGCGAGCAGGGCTTCACCCACGGCCTTGGCTTCGAGGAACGTCCGCCCCCAGCTGTCAGCCTGCACGCGATACATGACGAGGCCGCTTTTGCCCTTCAGCGTCTGGTCAGGCGGGCCGTCGACCAGATGAAGCGCGACGCACGGCGACGTCTCGTCGCGCACGTCCCACTGGATGCGGTCGGCGACCAACGCCCCGAGGCCAGCATTGGCCACCAAGTGCGCGCGCAGCGCCTCTTCCATGCTACCTCCCGGCCTTCAGGGCCTTGCGCTTGGCCCGGGCCTGCGCCTTCTCGATCTCGCCGCCGAGGCTGTCCGCCACACGGTCCAGCGTCGGCATCTTTTCCTGATCCCAGCCCGGGCGGACGTAGGGCTGCGGCCCGTGGTTTTCGTTGCCGAACTCCTGCTGCGTCGCTTGCGGCGGCATCCCGCCGCCCACGACCTTGACGCCGGCGTAGATCTCGACGGTCGAGCGGTCGCGGAAGTGCTTTTTCCCACCCTTCGGCCGCCGCGTCCCGACGCCGACCGCCTTCTCCAGATCGCCGGATAGGCGCGGCGCCTTGGCCTCCATCACCTCGGCCATCGGCTCCAGAGCGGCGATGCCCGCGCGCTTGAGGACGTTCTGTCCGGTCGGTTTGCGGAACTCCGCAAGCGCCGCGTCCATCTCGCGGAAGCCCTTCAGCTCGACCTTCATGGCGCGATCGGCGCCGGGCTGACGGTGTGGAGTTCGATCGCGTCGTCAAAGACGCGGATGTCCTGAATGTCGTGGTCCAGCCCGCCGAACTCGACCACCTGCCCGACGTCGACGCCGGCATGCGGATAGAGCTTGAAGACGACGCGGCGGACCCGCACCTCGCCGTCCCCCTGCAGGAACTCCCGGCCGCCCGGGTAGATGACCTTGGCCCAAGGCCGCGCGACCTGTTCGCGACCTTTCTGAGGTGCGCCGGCGGCGTCCCGGCCGCCCGGGACGAGCTTGACGATGCGCACCCGCTTGTCGAGCTCGCCCGGGTCCATGGTCAGGCCTTGGGCTTCTTCGCCGCGCCGGTCTCCGAGGCGGACTGCTCGGGCGCGTCGACCGGCTCGCCGTCCAGCACACCGGCTTTCTGCGCCGCCTCAGCGCGATCGTTGCTGACGGTCACCTCGTC